TTCGCCGTGCCGCAAATCTGCGACATGCTGCAGCTCAAGCGCCCGACCGTGCAGAGCTGGAAACAGCGGGATGGATGGGAGGAAACCGCGCCGATTAACCGCGTGGAGTCGACGCTTGAGGCACGGCTCATCCAGCTTTACGCAAAGCAAGACCTCACCGCGCATGACTTCAAGGTCGCTGATTTTCTCTCGCGTCAGCTGGAGCGGCTTGCGCGCGTGAACCGCTACAACCAGACCGGAAACGAGGTGGATTTAAACCCCAACATTGCGAATCGCAACAAGGGGGATCGCAAAAAGCCGAAACGTAATTATTTCAGCGAGGAGGCAATCGGGAAACTGGAAGAGATTTTTTTCGACCAGTCCTTTGCGTATCAGCTTCACTGGCATAAAGCGGGTCTGGAACACCGCATCCGCCACATCCTGAAATCGCGCCAGATTGGCGCAACGTTCTACTTTGCGCGCGAGGCGCTTCTGCGCGCCCTTAAGAGCGGCCAGAACCAGATTTTTTTGTCGGCGAGTAAAACGCAGGCTTACGTTTTCCGTAAGTACATCATCGCCTTTGCGCGTCTCGTCGACGTCGACCTGTCAGGCGACCCGATTGTCATCGGCAACAACGGCGCAGAGCTGATTTTTCTCGGGACGAACTCCAATACCGCGCAGAGCCATAACGGCGACCTGTATGTCGATGAAATTTTCTGGATACCCAATTTCCAGCGCCTGCGCAAAGTGGCCTCGGGCATGGCGTCGCAGTCACACCTTCGCACGACCTATTTCTCGACCCCATCCACGCTGGCGCATGGTGCTTATCCGTTCTGGTCAGGCGAGCTGTTTAACCGGGGGCGCAGTAACCGCGACGAACGTGTCGACATCGATATCAGCCATCAGGCGCTTGCCGGTGGCGTGCTGTGCGGGGACGGCCAGTGGCGGCAGATAGTCACCATCGAGGACGCGCTCGCCGGGGGCTGCACCCTGTTTAACCTCGACCAGCTCAGGCAGGAAAACAGCGCGGATGACTTCCGTAACCTCTTCATGTGCGAGTTTGTCGACGACAAGGCATCGGTATTCCCGTTCGAGGAGCTGCAGCGCTGCATGGTCGATGCGATGGAAGAATGGGAGGACTTTGCACCTTATGCCGACCGTCCGTTTAACTGGCGACCGGTCTGGATTGGCTATGACCCGTCACACACCGGCGACAGCGCAGGCTGTGCGGTACTGGCTCCGCCACTGGTAGCCGGTGGCAAGTTCCGCATCCTTGAGCGCCATCAGTGGAAAGGCATGGACTTTGCCGCGCAGGCCGAGGCTATCCGCTCGCTCACCGAAAAATACACCGTCGACTATATCGGCATCGATGCGACCGGTATCGGCCAGGGTGTTTACCAGCTCGTGCGCTCATTCTTCCCGGCGGCGCGCGCCATCCGCTACACGCCGGAAATGAAGACCGCCATGGTGCTGAAAGCGAAAGACACCATCCGCCGCGGGTGTCTGGAATACGACGCCGGTGCAACTGACATCACTCAGTCATTTATGGCTATCCGTAAAACCATGACCAGCAGTGGCCGCAGCTCCACCTATGAAGCCAGCCGCAGTGAAGAGGCCAGCCATGCAGATATCGCGTGGGCGACCATGCACGCCCTGTTAAACGAACCGCTTTCCGCCGGGAGTGGTATGCACTCAACATCAATTCTGGACATTAACTAAGATGAAAAAACGTCAAAAAAAACAGCCACAACAGTCAGCCAGCATGACCGCCAGCGCGCCGCAGAAAATGGAGGCGTTCACCTTTGGTGAGCCCTCCCCCGTTCTGGATCGCCGCGATATCCTCGACTATGTCGAATGCATCAACAACGGGAAATGGTACGAGCCGCCGGTCAATTTCTCGGGTCTGGCGAAAAGCCTGCGCGCTGCAGTGCATCACAGCTCCCCTATTTACGTTAAGCGCAACATTCTGACGAGCACCTATATCCCCCACCCGTTGCTGTCGCGTCAGGATTTTAGCCGCCTTGTGCTCGATTATCTGGTCTTTGCAAACGGCTACCTTGAGAAACGCCTGAGCGTAACCGGCCAGCTCATGAAGCTGGAAACCTCCCCGGCAAAATACACCCGCCGGGGTGTCGAGGAGGATGTTTACTGGTACGTGTCGAGCTTTACCCACCCGCACCAGTTCGCCCCCGGTTCGGTGTGCCATTTGCTTGAGCCCGATATCAATCAGGAACTTTACGGAATGCCGGAATACCTGAGCGCGCTAAATTCCGCCTGGCTGAATGAATCCGCCACGCTGTTTCGTCGCAAGTACTACCAGAACGGCGCGCATGCGGGTTACATCATGTACGTGACCGATGCGGCGCAGAGCAGCACTGACGTCGAGGCGCTGCGCTCCGCGATGCGTGACTCGAAGGGGCTCGGGAATTTTAAAAACCTGTTTTTCTATGCGCCCAACGGAAAACCGGACGGCATTAAGATCGTGCCGCTGAGCGAAGTCGCCACGAAAGATGATTTTTTCAATATCAAAAAGGTGAGCGCCGCCGACCTGCTCGATGCACACCGCGTACCGTTCCAGCTGATGGGGGGCAAGCCTGAAAATATCGGCTCAATGGGGGATATCGAAAAGCTGGCGCGGGTGTTTGTGCGTAACGAGCTGACGCCGCTGCAGGAGCGTTTCAAGGAAATAAACGACTGGTTAGGAATGGAGGTTATCCGCTTTAAGGATTACAGCATCGACACCGAATAACCACGCCAAAAATGCCGCCTACGGGCGGCATATCCTCAGAGCGAACCAGACGCCGCACACGCTGCGCAATCCGTCGCATACCTCATCGCCCGACCTCACAGCACAGCGCCCCACCACGACGCGCACAGACGCGCAAAATAAATCCCGCCACCACGGCTGGCGCGCAGTGCTATCCCCGCCTCGCCTGCACGCTAACGAGTCGGTTTTGATGCAGGTGCATCTGGAGTCCCGAGTCGCGCCAATGCTGGCGTTGGTTGGCAAACTCTTGTATCAAAAACGAATGCAAATTCATGCACCTAGCTAATGCCCAGAAAAATTAACATTAAGAAATTCACGCAGAGATTGGCATTGTTACCCCTTTAAGAGTATCAGGAATAATAATTTCCGAAGAGAAAATCATTACTTCCTCCCCAGATTTCTTTTGTTGCGCGGTATATTGCAACGAATATTCAACTTGAGGAAATTCGGTGTAGATGTCTTTAATTTCTTTTGCATTATCGTAAGATACAAGCCATTTAGGAAAATCTATCGCTCTAAGTTTCTCCATCACCAGCACATGGTCATCGTGCTCATAGAAATTCCTATACAGTCCTTGACCTTTAATATAGTAAGGAGGATCCAAGTATAGAAGGGTTTTATTTTTATCAGCCTTACCTACACTATCCATGAAATTTAAGGCATCGAGAAAATCTAATGCATCAAGATTTGTAACAACTATTCTCTGACTGTAATTAGCTACGTCTTCAATTCTTGATATCAAATCCCCCCTGTTAAAACGCACGTCCATCTTCCACTTGCCATTCTGCTCTTTGCCACCAATAACTCCAGCCTTTAGAATCCCAGAACGATTAGTTCTATTTAAAAAGAAGGCAGCAAAACCAATTTCAAGCTTAGTAAATTCTGAAGGATTTGAAATCACATAACGATGATGACGCCACTCATCCATATTAATTTTCGCGTCATTAATAAGCCTGCAAAGATTTTCTGTATCATCAATCACAGATGACCAAAAAGAATAGACAGCCAAGTCTGCATCGTTAATGTAGATTTTTCGGACATACTCTTGCAATAGCAATTCTAAAGCCACTCCTGCACCGCCAGCATAGGGTTCAGCGTAAGCTCCATCATTCAACGAATTTTGTTCAATGACATCTTTCAGAAAGTAAGATAACTTACCTTTCCCGCCGGGGTATCTCAATGGAGTATAAAATTTCATATGTCCCTCTCAATCTTGATCCCACAGTATATCAATACATGGACATCCCTGTCCAGAATCAACTTAACCTCAGTTACTCCAGATAAGACTAAGTAGCAACTCAAAATTATCCCACTCTGTATTTACAGCCTCTTTTGAGAGGATCAAGTGCGGATTATGAACATATTGTTGCAAAGAACCATTATGTTTAGTTATTTGACTTGAGTAAGTTATTACGGCAGTGCATTGACTTCCAGTCATTTTTTTATTATCACGAAGAAAATGGGCACACATTATCACTTTATCATGAAGACCTGGATTTCTATTTGAATCCTTAGCTTCTAATTTATTATCTTCAATGTAAGCGCTAACAGAAAGATCAATAAATATACGTAACAAAATTGATATTGCATTAGGGGTCGAGTCAAAGGTCAAATGAGTTTTAAGCTCATTGTATATGCGTGAACATTTTTTGTGGCCTCTAAAATTCAGTTTAACATAGGATGGGATCAAATTATTACGATCCATCTTAGGTGGATTCTTGCCCTTTGCTTTAGGTTTCGGTTCAGGTTCAGGTTCAGAATCTGACTCATCCTTATCTTTGGAATAGTCCTCATCTTTACCCTCTTGCCCACCAAAGGAACTACCACCTGAAAAGTCACCACCTTTTTGCTTAGGTAGTTCATCCTCTTCTAAATCTATATTATCATCTTCTTCAGAAGTCGCCGGATTTGGATCGAGCAAACTCCATGGTTTTTTGAGTAGTTTTTCAGATGCTTTAATTTTTTGTTCAATAATGAATGTAACTCTATCATCCTGACTACGAATTCTATTAACAGTAAAACACGCCTTACCTTTTTCGTCCTCTTCGACCATAACGCTCAAAATATTTTTAAGTTGATCTTTAAATCGGTCGTAAGATTGAAATGAATATAAAACCCCATTAATACTTTTTAAATTAAAATAATCTCGTACTTTTAAATCCCCAAAAAGACGAGTGATATTGGTAATTTTCAATAATTTCTTTTTATCAATTATATCTTTGTAGTAATCAGAATTTAAATCTAAGAAAGTAAGCACTTGGTTACCAAAAGATTGCTTACCCATGCGAGCCATATGCCTAGCTTTTTCTGGTGCAGTCCATTCAACTCTACCGACTCCACCATTTTGACCTGTATGCTTGAGATTGACCCAATGTTCATAATCATCATCGTCAAAGAGCACGCAGTTATCAATAATTTTAATATCTTTAGCTTGTGTGATTTTCAATTTCTCAAAAGCTTTTCTAGCTTTTTCACTTGACGCTAATTTAGGGGATAATAAAAGTTTTAAAGCAGTAACTCGTCGATTACCTTCGGCAACAATGAAAAATCCATCTTCCTCTTCGCTAGGATAAACTAAGATGTTTTCTGATGGGTCCAAGCCCTTAGCGACAATATCCTTGGCCAAGCGGTAAATACGGTCATACTGTAGCTCAAGCATTTTTGCTATAGCATCACGCTGATTTTCTGCTGATGTAGGGAAACGGGGGTTATCAACATCTAACAATAGCTTATTGATATTCATTGATTTTATTTGATTCATCAACACATCCTCTGTTGAATCTTTATGGTCATAATAAACATTTTTCTATCATAAGTGTGTAGCCAAATTCAATCATAAAAACAACATCTTAAGTGAAACTAGCCAGATGCCGCCGCAGCAATCTATAAGGCGCGGTAAAAACACACTCAAAGAATGGTTAATAATACTCTATAACATTACTACGATAAACTACCTGCTAATCTAATCTCTTAACTGCCATAACCATTTTTCAGAGGCCTGTACATTTTTACAGCATTTTTTTTCTTAGGAAGAAAGCTGATGCCTATCAAAACCCTTCTCCAGCGTTACCGACACTTAAAATTGTCGTATAACCAGTAGCGTTAAATGTCATCTATCATTGCTACACAACATTAAAAGATTTATTGAATCAAATATTCGTTCCTAAAGCCCATTCCGTTTGGGTTGAAATTCCCGGCCATTCATCAGCAACCGGATATCTGAATGTTTTATCGCCATACCTCACCGTTGCCCCACGCGCCAGCGCGTCGAGCTCCCACCACTCGGGGGTGATGCCCTCCTGTGCCAAATCGAAACGGATTTTTGGTAATAGCTCCCGCTCGGCGCTAGTGATCCTGGCTGATGGCGCTTGCTCGCTCGTTTTGAGCGGCGCATTGCTTCTTTGCTGTCGATTTTTACGAGATGCGCCAGCTTTTAACGCGCCGTTAAGCACCTTCACGACGTCTGGCTCATTCCAGCCGATAACCCCGCGCTCAATCAGATTTAACACCGCTGTGGCTTGTTCAGACGGTGTGGGGGTCATAACTGGATCGCCACCGTCGGTGAGGTTTCCACAGTTATTGACAGGACTCCGAGGCGCGGCAGAGCCGCTTTTTAAGGTCAAAGGCTCAACGGCCAAAACCTTTGGAACGATGCGCCATTCGGCTGTACGGGTTACATGGACGCGGTGCGCCCCGAGATGAGGGGCATAAATACCGACAACCCTCTCAATATCTTCCTCGTACTCGTTAACCTCATCCGTCACCTTACGGGCGACCCTGACGGCCTGCGCATCACGCGGCATGTTTGCGCCGCCCTGCGCGATGATGTACCGCTCAAAATCCCCCTCATCAGCAGCAGCTCGCGCGGCCTCGACCCGGTCGTCAAACTCGCTGGCAATACTCACCCCGCGCGGCAGTTTGCGCAGCTCGCGGTAAGCGCCCATTGTCGGGAGACCAATCGGTTTAAACTGAGGGATGCGCCATGTAGACGCCCATGCGGTGACGGCTGCAGCCGTATCTTTCAGGGGCTTGCCGGTATCGTGATCGAGCTGGCCGTCGAGCGCGTAGCCGTCGATATTTTTAGCAATGTATTTAGCGATATAACCCGCCGCGCCGCCCTGATTAAGGTGACGGGACTCAAAGCGCTGTTTAGCTGCGCCCTTCTCGTGTCCATCCTCTTTGAGGGCATAACGACGCATGATTTCGTTGATGGCTTTACGCTGACCGGGTTTGCAAAACAGCATCATGTGCCAGTGCGGCGTGCCGTCGTGATGAGGTTCGACAACGCGCATCCCGTAAACCTCTAACTCGTTATCTTTGAAAGCGGTACGCATCAGGCTCCAGATTCGGCACAGATAGCGCTGACCGTCTTTAGGGGTGTATGCGGTTTCGTTCCAGCCATGATTGAACTGCACCGTTTTACTCTCGCCTTTTCCGACCTGACGAGTCGGGTGATACTTTGACGGGGTGGTCAGCGTGATAAACATCCCCACGTCACCAACGCTGGCCGCGTAGCGCTCAATCCCGGCGATTGTATTCATCAGCTCCATGCGACGGATTTCAGGGTTTGAAATACTCCCCATGACCTTGCTGATAAGGTCGATACGTTCACCGGTAACTTTGTTTTCCAGTTCGCAGGATTTCAGGTATTCGAGATTAGCCAGGCGGCGCGCGTGAACATCGCGGATCGCCATTTTGCTGGCGTAAGGCGAACGGTCTTTATTGACCTCACCGGCAGCGATGAGCAGCGCCTCGCGCCAGCGCATACGCTGCGCCTTGAGCTGATTAACCCACCACTCATCCTTAATCAGACGTGAGATAGCGGAAAATGCCATGCGGATCGTCATCAGACCCTTACGGTATTTTTTCCAGTACATCGGGGTAAGGTTGAAAGCGCGCGCAATACCGGCTACCTGACCGTATAAATGCGCCTGCGCCTCATCGGTGAATAGTGATTCTTTCCCGCCGTGCGCCTCCGCCCAGGCGTCGCTTAAATCCTCGTATTTGTTCCAGAGCTGCGAGGCAATTCTGGCCGCAAATTTCCTGAGCTCTTTGTCATTCATATCAGGCAGTCGCGCATACTGGTCACGCTCGGACAAAAAGCCAATCGTGGCGGATTCATTCATACCGCACAGCTCATTGACACGCTCAAGACGCGGCAGCAGCTTGCGCTCAAATGTATTTTTGAGGAAATACAGCCCACCCAGAGGGCTCTTTGTGCGGCGGATGAAGTTATAACGCGAGGTAAACAGCGTTTGCAGGAAAAACGGCAGGCGGTCAATCCGGTTTAAAACACCTTGCACCTGACGGAGTTCGGCACGTGTAAGGGGTCTGTCGCGGCCTATGGCCTCTTTGCTGGCTTTATTCCACGGATAAGCACCGACGAAAGTCTCACCGGTGCTTTTTTGTAGCGGGGGTGGTGGCGAGGGGGCAACGCGCCCCCGGGTCTCAACGGCCATTAGCGGTGAATGCCTCCAGGCATTTTTCGCCTAACTGCTCAATCTGCTTTTTAAGGTCTGAAAATTGACGAGCCTCACCGGTTAAAATGTTATGCAGCGCCAGTGCGGAAACCAGCTTGCTGATAGTTGGATAAAAGCCGACGGTATCAAGCCACTCTTTTCCGACATTCTTGCCAGATTTAGCGATTTTCTTTTCCTGCAAAATAAATTGAAACTGGTCGCTGGTAATCACGAACTTGTTATCAATAACGATATTAATGCTCATATATTCCCTTATTACTTTATTGTTGATTCAAAATAGAGTTTTGCAGCTTTTCGGATTCCTGCCCTAACAGCTCAATGATTTCCGTTCGGTTCATTTCAGACTTACAAATGTGAGCTATCAGAGAGTCAAGCGCCGACGCGAAACGGGTCGCGGTGACTAGCTGCGCCTCAACCGTGGCCTGCGCTAACAGGGCTTTCATATTGCTGCGAGGTACTGATAATTCTTTATTCATTTACCCGGCTCCAGACAAAAAAATGTCCCGCGCATTCAAGCGCGTAAAAAGTTCGGCTATTTAATTAATGCAAATATTGCTCAGGCTTTACCGAGGTTAAAATAGTTGGGGCATATTCAAACAAGCTGAATAATTCACGTAGCGCCCTGAATAATTGCTCACGCCAATAACAGGAATCTTCATCAATTCGCCAGTAGGGCTGATTAAATTCAAGCTCAGTTAATCCCGCATGAAGGAATAAAGTGCGGCGCTGACTGACCGTCAGGAAACTGATATAAGCCGTTTCACTGGCACCAACCTGACGACGTTTAGAAAATGCCCCGCGCAGCTCGTCAATTGCGCAGGCCAGACGCTCACGATCCACATCGTTCATTTCTTCAAAGCGCATGGTTGCGTGACGTTGTTTAAGCTGGGCATGGAAACAGACTGTCAGGCGGTCACGTTCCATCATCCCATTATAAAAATCGCAGGTGTCCTGCCAGCGAGGCAGCGCAAGATGCTTACCGATTATCACGCGCAGGCCAGCAGGTTGTTTCTGGACTAACTCAAGGGTCATTACAGCCATTTTGACACCTCTCTCATTTTGATGATGCGCTTAAGGACGGCCAGAATGCCTGTTTTACGGGTGCGGATAATGATGCCTTTGCGCCCCCGACCATGGGTGATAGTGAAATTAATCGGGTTCTGGCTCTCATAACGGAGTAACTGAGCGATGCAGCGAGGTTGTGTCATATCATCACACCTTAAGCTGGTTCGCCTAAACCTAACCACATCAGCCAACCATCCCGGATCTCTTTTGGACGGCTTTCATATGCGAGTTTCATACCGTTATTCCATGCTGGCAGATAAACCCAATACTCCCCTGCCCTCTTTGCTGAGGAGTTTGGATCGGTCATTTCAACTACAGGCAGTTTCCCTTTCTCAATCATTCCGCGTACAGCAACAGGGGTTTTACCAATAAGCCTTGCAAACTCTTTGTAAGGCACTGCATCGCTACTGCTGACAATTTGTTTAGTCATCTGTTAACCTTTCATCTAGATCTAACCAATGGGTTTCAATGTTCTCTAATGTTTAGTAATGGATATAGAGGATATCGAAACATAGTAGAACATCACGAAGATTATTAGAGGATCTCGATAACATGTCAACAGCTATCAGTGAGAAGCTCGCACTCATGCGCGAGTCAGAAAGGCTAAACAGAAAGCAATTCGCTGAAATTACAGGGGTTCCATATAGTTCACTAACTTACTATGAGAGTGGCAGGACGGTTCCGCCCACGGACGTTACAATGAAAATTCTGCAAAACCCCCGCTTTAGTAAGTACACGTTATGGTTCATGACTGAAACCATATCTCCCGAGTCCGGGCAAATTGCACCGGCTCTCGCACACTTTGGGCGTTCGGAAACAACCTCGCAGCACTCAGACCAAAAGACTGGCTAACCCTTTACCGACATTACATGCATATTAAATGCATGTTA